TTAAGAAACCTCCTGTAAACTTTGGACCAGTGGATTTTCTAATTCAGCTTTCAGCTTTTTTAACTGTTCGAGGCTGTAGCTGTATTCTTCACCAGTCTTGATTTTAATTTCGATACACACACCTGACTCTTCAAGTGTCAGCCCAAGCACTTTCATACTTGGATCATCTTCATAGTCATCAAATTGCTTCTGAAGCTCAGGGAGAATTTTATTAATCAGATCCAAACTAAGATTCAGCGGATTTTCAGTTTTCTCAAGCATCACACCACCTCATCTTCAAGAAAGGTTGTTTCATTCCACCAATTTGGGTTTTCTGCTAAATGTTTTGCATGTTCTTCAGTTGTGCCATCCCACACTTCAAGAGTGATGGCTTCAGCAATACATTCACCAACTGTTTCAAAAACTTGAATGGCTTCCTGACGCAGACGATTAACGACTTGCTCACCTAATTCTTTAGATGGAATAGGGTATAAAATTTCTTCTGAATCTGGCTCTTCAGGTATATTCACAGCCCATAATTTATTATTTTCCATCACGCCACCATTTCTTCAGTTTTGATCATCGTTGCCACCAATGTTTCACCATCAGTGGTCCATTCGATACGATTAAAATCAAAATACTCCATGAGCGCTTGACCGATCTGATCTTGAGTTAGTTCCAGTGTTGAAGTCTGAACAATCTGAGTTTCAGCCAATTTCATCAGAGCATTTAAAACTGGTTTATTTGAAGCTGTCATTTTGTTTTCCTTAACTGGTTGCTCAGGCTCAATGATCTGAGGTGCATCGACTTGGGTTGAATCAGCCACCACAGATGTGTGGAATTCAATGATTTCTGAAACTGGCTGTTTAGGTTCAGGCTGTGTCAGTTCAGATTTAGGTTTGAACAGTGTGTAGATATAACTGCCTAGTTTTCCAGAACGTTCAATTTTTTTGGCCTGTGTCAGCTTGTAGGTCAAATTTGAAAATTGCTTATCTGAAATTTTTAATACAGCCTGAATATCAGTTTTATTTAGACCGTCAGGGAAGTCCTCAAGCAAATTCAGGAATGCTTCACTGATATTAACTGCAGTTGGTTCTTCTGAAGGTTTAACCGGTGCACTAGGCTTAGCAGTTGGAGCAACTTGAGGCTTGTTTTGAATTTCAACCTTAGGCTTGCCTTTTAAAAAGAACACGCCGTCTTCCTGGTCAACGTCGATCACAGCTAGAACATTTTTAACGGTTTTGATGCTTAACTGACAGATCGTCATAAGTTGTGCAATCGACAAGCCCAGCGGATCCTTTTCTAAAGCAGCAATCACTTTGTTTTTAGCTTTCTGTAAGCGTTGTTCGTTTTCTTCTTTTTGGATGTCTTTTACAGAGCTCATTTCATTCTCCAAGTCGCTTCTTTTAACTTTGCATTGATGACCAAAGTATCAATTTCACCAACGCCTACATTTTCAAAAATATGGGTCATTCTCGCCCCGAACACTGTGAGTGTTCGGGTAATAGAGGAATAGTTGAATTTCATAAGGCACCTATGCATCTGCATGTTGCATTGCAGTCTTACGCTCAGCGTAGATTCGCAATAGCTCTTGGTGATCTTCAGGGTTGAGTTTTGCAGCTGGTATCGCAGGTGCAAGACGTTCCAATGCTTCAATAGAATCCATTTCTTGAATTTTACTGATCAGCATCTTTTTCTTTTGGTTATAAAGCATGTCGATTGGATAACTTGATTGGCCACTACCTGACATTGCATCTTTATACATTGTGTCCTGAACTGCGCTCTTTGCTTGATCGTCAATTAAATCAATCAAGCTAGGTTGCTCAGTTTCAGTGATTTCGTTTTCCACTGGCTCAGGTTGGGCAGTAATCACAGGTTGTTTAGCTTCAAAAAAGCTTTCACGTTTTTCAGCAATACGCTGCTTTAATTGCTCATATTCAACGTTGCACAATTTATGTTGATTGCCATCAAGATTGCGCTCAACACCCTGTAAATCATAGTCAGAAGAACATTTATTAATAGCATCGATAAACTTTTGAATGACTGGATCTGCTTCATCAAGTACTTCATCAACTGAATCTGATTCAGCCTGTGTAATTGATTCGATTTCATCTTGAACTTGTGCTTCAACAGCTGGTTGCGTTGTGCCACTACCGATCACGATTAATGCTTGTGCATGAATGACGGCATGTTCTTGCTCAAGGTGAACTTGGCCACGTTGTAATAGTGCTAAATCCAAGTCTGAGTTTTTCCATTTGAATGACTTGCTAAGCTCTTCAGTCAACAAAGATGGCGCAAAGCATTGAGTACCTTTTGCTGGCGCTTCTTTCAAAGGCTCAGGTACCTGCATTTCACCAATGGTGATGAACGTCAGCGCAATACGGAATTCATACTCAGGATTCACCATAATTGTCGCTGGGAAGTTATCCAGGGAATCAAATTCAGTTGTTTGTTTATGACGCGCTTCAATTTTTTGACCTGCAGAAAGTGCTTCAAAGGCTTCTTTACCATTTAAAATTTTCATGCTGACCATCCCTCCATATCTGATTTCGCCTGACAGGCGTTTAAAATTTGTTGTTCGTACTTTGTGCCTTTGAAGTAGTCCGCAGGCCGATTTAGATCATTGACGTGATTAGCATTCCGAATATCTCTCAACGCAGCCTGATAATCATTTTCTAGGCGTGCTTCATTTTCAGCATGTAGCTGTTGTTCATTAGCTCGTTGTGCTTGTTGGTTACGCTGGATGATTGCGTGAATGCCTGCGCATGTTTCATCAAACTTCTGCTGTTGAACATCGTGAAGACTATTTAGACCTCGTTTGGCACAATACTTTTCAATATCAATTCCAGCTTGTTGCATAAGTGCCTCAAGTTCTAAGAATTGATTGCCATTGATACACGCATTAGCAGATCCAGAGTTCAACCATTGTTTAAGTAGTACACCAGCCTGTTCAGAAAGAAGCATGGGTTCATTAAAAATGCGGGTACGATCTTTTGTTCTAACTGCATAGTTATCGTGAGTTAGATCCAGAACGGTGGTGAACTCATATTCGATACCATCACGCTGCTCAGCTTTCATCCCCACTTTTTCTACTTTCTTTTTACCGTTACCTGCATCAACCTGAACGGTATCCATCTTGCTGCGCATGGTCACAATGATATTGATGCTAGATTGAAGCATTGCATCGATAAACTTACGGTGTCTTGGTGTAACTTGGCTCCATGCACCCCAGCTATTACCCTTGAAAGTTGTGCTGGCAAGTTTGTCTACAATCTCCAAACAACCGCCAACGCCGGACCATTCATGAGTAATGCTATCTAGAATTAAGGTGTCGAAACCTGCTTTTTCTGCAGCATGAATAGCATCAATAAACTTTTCAGGAGTGTAGGGAGGTTGAATGTTCGCATGCTCAAACTCAACAATATCTTCATACAGCTCAGCACTACTATTTTCTGTATCAGCGACAGCAATTTTCCCACCAATTCCTTTAGCTAAAAGAAGTGCACCTAAGGTTTTACCTGAGCCGGTAGGCCCAGCAAGAGCAAGGCGTAATTTTGCATTTTTACGTTGCGCTTTTTTAAAAAATACAGTCGACATTAAACACCCCCTAGCATGCGATTCTTGTGCATGTGAGTGATCAACATTTGATTAATGTTGTAATGGTCATTGTGATCTGTGAAATCTGATACAGAGTTACCTAAGACATCGTGAATTTTGTCGATTGTCAGCGATGTAATCATTGCATCGTCAAATTCACTACCAGGAACGCCGTAATCATTCGTGAATTTTTCATAGTCGAATGACACGTCGAGCGTATATTCATCAAGACGTACTACAGCGTAGCCAGTCGTTTCAGAGGTCAGTTTTAGGGCTGCAACTGATGTTTGATTAGGTACATAGCTTGAATAGCTAAGCTTTAAATCTGTCGCTTGAGGTTGTTTAGTGAAGACTAATGCACCAATCGTTACACTTGATACTAATAAACTTACCGCGACGGTATTGAATGGGGTGAAATTTAGATTCATAATTGATCTCGCAGTTTGCAAAGCACACTTGATTTGACGGTCGGTGTGCTTTTTTTGTTTTGATAATTAAAGCATACTTTAATAAATTAGGTGTGTAAAGCATACTTTAATAATTATTTTAAACTTTGCTTTAATTTGTGCTTTAATAGGCAAAAGAAAACCCACCGCTGGGGTGGGTTGGATGGATTTAAGCAATAGCTAAATTAAGTTACTGTTGATGTTGTTTAGATGGGATATTAACTTTTTTTATATTGTCGCAGTAGATCATTACTTCAGAGCCTTTAACCTTATAATAGGCACTATAGTTAAGTTCATAATCTTCTTGGCGATACCCTAAATAAATTTCTTTAATTTCTGGGCAATTATCATAAGAAACTATCCATTTTGTTCTTACTTTATCTAAAGCTTTTCGAATTTGTACATGATCTTCATGAACATAAAAATTACGATATAAACCCTGACCTTTGACGTAGTAAGGAGGATCTAAATAAATGAGAGAATTTTCCGGAAGTAAAGAATCTACTTTGCTTAATAACTCTAGAGCATCATAGTTGTAGACTTTGATGCGCTCCTTAAACTCTCCAATTTTTTCAATTCGCTTGGCTAAATTTTCTTTATGAAAACGCGCATCAAGCTTATAGTGGCCATCCTGATTTTTACCACCAATTACTCCACCTTTTAAGATCCCTGAACGGTTAGTACGATTTAAAAAGAATGCAGCGAAGCCATGTTCAAGTTCAGAATGTTCAGTGGGAGCAGAAAGAATAGCTTTTTGTTTATACCATTCTTCAATAGTTACTGGAGTATCATACAAGACCTTTAGGAATTCCTCTGTTTCTAAAGTCACTGATTTCCAGAAATTATAAACAGCTCTGTCAAAATCATTGATATGTATATTTTTACAATACTCACTAAAGAGCAAATCTAAAGCTACACCTGCACCTCCCGCGAAAGGCTCGAGATAATCGCCCGAAAGATGGTTTATTTCCATCAGATCTTTTACAAAGGGCGCAAATTTGGCTTTTCCACCAGGATAGCGTAGCGGGGTTGAGAAGCGCATAAAGATTTAGAGCCTTTAGTGTAAGTGTGCAAGAACTTCGAAAAATTCTTGTTTAAATTTTTGAACTGATGAATCGTTCTCAGCGCACCATTTTTCAATAATTTCCATATTATCAAAATGTGTGGTATTGGTGTTAAACCATTTTTTCATAATTTCATTATTAGACATATCACTTTGATTTAATTTGAGTATATTTTGTTCAACATAATCGGATGTATACTTACAATTCTCCCAAAAATCTAAGTTATCATAGTAATTTTTTAATTTGTCATTGAGATAACTATAAATAATATTTTCAGGATTTCTTAAATAAGGAGGAGTGGAGGGGGTAAATGATTTATCCCCAGGTAACGTCAGAATATTCTTTTGAGAAAGTACATATTCCAGATAAGTTGATTTAGTAACGATATCATTATCAAGAATAATAACTACATTCTTAAAATAATCATCTGCTTTATTTAATTTTATTAGAACATCACAACCCAGTGATGCTGAAGTTAATTTAAGAGAACGACCAAACTCAATAAGTTCGTCCTTTAAGTTTAAATATTTCATTATTTTTTCGAAGAAAAAACAAGCTTCTTTATCTTCAAAATAAACTTTAATTGATGGTAAATCTTTAACCTCTTCAATACTAAGAAGCATATCATTTTTAATTTTTTCATATGTTGGAAATGGCATTGGCCTTGGCATTCGAGTATCTTGTAAATAAACTACTGAATCCTTTGGCTCTTCAAACTTACTTTGGTCTTCTTGATCTTTAAGAACAGATTTAATGATAGTAAGAGAGTGTGTCGTAGCCATAATTTGCAGTTTCAGGTCTCTTCCTTGTTTTTTTAATACTTCAATAAGATTCATTTGAGCTTTAGGATGAAGCCCCGACTCTATTTCATCAATAACTAAAATTCCACCAATATAAGCTTCTTTTAATTCTCTTTTTAATTTATTAAAAGAGGCTAAAGCAGTGACGATTGCACTGACAGAATCTTGCCCTAAAGATATAGATAAAGTATTGAAATCCATATTTGGTACTTTAGATCTTTTTTTACTTCCTTTGAAATCATGGTCAATTACTTCAGAAGCAGAAACACTATTTATTCTAATTATTTTATTGAATATTTCATGTATAAACCTTTTATCTTCATCGTCCATATTTTTAAGAATTTTTTTGCTGATATCAGCATCTTCAAACTCCCCAATTGGGGTCATTCGACTCATTCCTAAATATATAGTTGGTAAAGGTATTTTACCATCGCCAGCACCAATTCCAATTTCTTCACTTTGTTCGCGGTCTTCACTTCTCGGAATTAAACGAGGCCTTATTGTTGATAACGTAGTATTTTTACTAATATTGCATTTCTTTTTATGGATTGCACAAAAATCAAAGCCTTCCTTATTTTGTGTTTCAATATAATAAGTAAGGATTGCATGGCCACGATGACCTGGGGGTAGTATTTCAGAATCATCTAGATAAAATAATTCTTCAAATTTTGATTGATAAGTTTTTTCAAAATACGATTTATAATCTGCAGATTTAATTCCTGAACTGTTTGCTATTATTCCAAGAATTGTTGATTTACCAATAGCATTATGCCCAGCTATTAAAGTTATTCTTTCAGTAATAGGTATACTAAAATTTTTTAATTTTCTTATACCTATTTCATCAAAGGATAATTTAGATAACTTTATATATTTCATTACCGCCCCAATAAAAATAAATTCAATAAATTAAAGTTGTAAAATCATAAAATGAAAGTAAATAAAATTTTAAACATCCCTATACAATCCAACTACCTTACCCAAGCCGCATTAGCGGCTTTTTTATCAATCTTTCTTATCAACCATTTTTTGACCCAACTTTCCCTCATTGCACAGCTGGATTAATTGCTCATTACTAAGCACAGGGATGAAATGAAGGTCGCCAATTTCTTCTGAGAGAATTTTAACTTCTTCAGGGTTTAGCGTTAGCGGTTCGTTAGCAGCTGCAGCACTGTTAATACGCTCTATGATTTGATTCATTATTTGTTTTGGGTGCATAAGTATTCTCTATTTTTAAATTTATCCCGCCCGCCAAAACTGGCGACCTATTACTTTAAAATTCCTTCCATTTTCTTCACTTACAATTCTGTCTGGAAACTTCTCGTTTAAGCTATGAAGCACTAAAGAGCCATCAGCTTCTTTAAATATTTGCTTCAACATGCCTTCTCCAGCCAAATACACAGCGTAAATTTCACCATCAATAATATCGGTTTGCGCTAGGTTGATACCGACCAAGTCACCATCCTTGATGAAATCCGCCATGCTTTCGCCTTTGGCTTTAATAATTTTCATGGTTTTTTCAGTAACGCCTTTTTCTTTCATAAACGTAGGTGAAAATGGGATTTTTCCATTAATGGTGTCAAAGTGAAATTCAATTGATTCGCCAGCGCCACATGAAAAGACAGCCTCAACAACATCGATCCACACAAATTCATCTTTGTAGTCTTCAGTTGTAACCACGGTTTCTACAGCAATAAGTGGGTCAAACTTAATTGTTGAATCAACATCGTCTAGCATTTTAAATTTTGAATCGCCAGCTAACCAGTGTGGGTTTACGCCCAAGTACTGTGCAGCCTTTGCGTTTTTTAAACTATCAAGTGAGTTGGTTTGCCCGTTTATCCATTGACCTATGGCAGCAACTGATACACCACAAAACTTTGCCATTTCACTTCTTTTTAATTTTTTTTCATTTCTGCTTGTCAAGAAATGGCTAATAGCAAGGTTAATCCTATCCTGAAGAGTGTTCATAAATAAAACCCACTTTAAATTTAAAGCTAGCTTACAACATGAATAATAAAGCTTGCTTGCAAATATTTATTAAAGTATGCTTTAAAAATAAAGCGTACTTTGAGGAATAAATGTGAAAGTACTGATTAAGACAAGTGATGCTATGAAATTTTTCAAAAATGCATCCCACTTAGCAGACGAGATTGGGGTTACTCCACAAGCTGTAAACCAGTGGGGGGTGTATGTTCCAGACTCATCCGTTGGAAAAATTATGGCTTTGATTCCGAGTATTCATTTCGAGATCCGCCGTGATAAGTCAGTTTCATCTATAGCTCCCGTATTAACTGCATAAATCAATTATTAACCAATTGATTTTATTTAAACACGTTCAAAGGAAGCCGATATGAACATCACTGATGCTGCATATAACACAGTTCACGATTATCCAGGCGGAGCAAATGCACTTGCGCCACGCCTTGGCATTAAAAGTCCTGCTGTGCTGAACAGCAAAGTCAATCCTAATACGGAAACCCATCATCTAACGCTTGTCGAAGCTTCAAAGTTAATCGCAATCACAGGGGATTGCAGGATTTTGCAAGCACTTAATGCTGAACACGGAAAGGTCTCAATTGATCTTCCTCAGATTCCTGAATGTAGAGATACGGCGCTAACAGATCTAGTTTTAAGCATAGGTAAGGGTGGTGGGGATGTATGTGAAGTCTTTAGGGAAATGATGGCAGATGGTCGAATTACGCAAGGAGAAGCCTTGGACATGTCTAAAGTCATACATCAACTGCATTTATTTTTAGCAAAGCTGGATTCGCAAATTCATGCATGCGTAGACGAAAAAGCCTGACGGTCGAGGTCAGGCTTTTAGGCATTCAATAATTTAGGAAATCATGAATGAAAACAAATCTATCACAAGACCTTATTCAAAACAATCCAAACACAGACTTCTTGACTGGTGATGTCGTGGTGTACATGAACCATATCAAAACTGATGACCTCGTGATGGTTGAGGCATTTCAACCTGCAGAATATTACTGGTTAGAAGGTGGCCAACTTGTACATCGCGCGGATATCCGACTGGCAACACCAGCAGAGCTCAAATTAAAACGCCGTTTAACAGATGCTGAAATGGCATTAGCGGAGGTTTCATGAATACTCAATTTCAAAAGCAACCTGACTATAAACAGCAACAAGGTGTGCAGTCATTCTATGAGCCGACACTGCAGTTGTTAAATGAAGTTTTAGCAGTAAAAAAAGAAAACCTTAAACGTCGTGGCTATAACCAGGATAACGCTGCAGTAACGAAAGAAGAACTCGCGCAAAGGATGGCATATCGCTTTCGCATCACAATCTGGTTAGCGCAGCAAGTTATCTTGAGTTTAATTAAGGCGGATCAAGTGGTGACATTTGGTGGTTATGTGAAGCCAAAGGAGAGTGAGGTAAATCCATGAGCTTAGATGCAACGGTATGGGCTTGGAAAACTGAAATGCCCACCAAAAAAGGCGGAGCTTTAAAACCCCTTAAAAAATTAGTATTGCTCTCACTTGCTGATCGTGCCAGTGAAGATCATTGTGCATATCCAAGCATGAGCAGATTGGTTGAAGATACAGAAATGGACCGTAAAACTGTTCTTAAAATCATCGATGAGCTAATCGAAGATGGATTAATTGCAGATACTGGTGAACGCAAAGGCCGAACTAAACAAGTTAAAGTCTATCAATTAATAGGTGTAAATGGCCGTGAAACAGCCCCAACAACGGTACCCTTTAATACTGAAAATGATGATTTAAAGAGTCCCAACAGTGGAACAGTTCCAACAATGGAACAGTCCCAACAATTCCATGAAAGAGTCCCAACAATTCCGTTAAAGGGTCCCAACGTTGGGACACGGAATCTTTCAAAGAATCTTTCAATAGAATCTAAAAATAAAAAAGGCTGGCTTTGCTTCAAAAAACTTCGTGAAGAAATTTTTTTGGCTGATCCCGATTTGGATTTTGAAATGCTCATGAACGCAACTTGGGGTGATCGTGAAAAACGTGCATTTGAAATCTACAACGCTGGAAAGAATCTCTGTGATGAACTGATGAATTTCCATTTTGCAGATTGGTTGATCAACGCATACCGCACCAAGTACTCAAATTCGAATGGCCATCAGAAATCAAACTCTACTGCAGAACCAAAATACCTCACAGAAAAACAGATCCAGGTGTTTGCTCAGAAATTAGCTAATCACCCAGAGTTTGCTGGTAAGTACGCTGAGCCAGGTGAGTCCTATGAAAACCTTGCAGCACGTATCGCGATGAAGCTTGAAAAACCTGAACAGGCTAAAAAGTGGGAATCCTATTTGAAACAGGTAGGTTTTAACGGCGTTTTAATGGGAGGTGTAGCGTGACTGAAGCTGATCGCACGATTACAAACCTGATGATCTTGAGAATCATATCTTCAACGAATGGAAGAATCTCTGTGAAACAAATTTTCGATGAGATTCAACCGAACATGGGAATTTCAATCCGTAGCCTGCAACGTTATTTGAATGGACTAGCGAATTGGGGGCTCGTGGAAAAGGATGGCCAAACTCCGCAGGGATTCAGATTGAGCAAATCAGCAAGGGAATTATTTGCTGATATCGCTTTTGGAAAATCAGTATGACAAGTATTTCCCTTGCTGAATATAAAAGCTTGTACGGCTCAAAAAGTAAAAATTTAATTAAGTCAAAATCTCCGCGCCGTGATAAGCAAATTGAAAGTATGGGAGAGTCGATATTAGCTTTACAACTTAAGGCGCACAGAATCGAATTTGAGAGAGAGTTTAAGTTTCACCCCAAACGTAAATGGCGTGCGGATTTTCATTTGATAGGTAAAAAAATATTGATTGAGGTTGAAGGCGGTATATGGAGTGGTGGACGTCACACTAGGGGCAAGGGGTATATCGGTGACATGGAAAAATATAATGCAGCAACGATGATGGGTTACCAGGTAATACGGTTTAGTACAGAGCAAGTGAAGTCAGGCTCAGCGATTGAACAAATTGAAAAGATGGTAGGGGATTTGGGATGAAACGTAGAAATAATGACTGGCTTTGGATTGCTGGTTTCATCTTGTTGATGATGCTTGTTGTTGCTGTAAACACATGGAATACGGTTCAGGTTTGTAAAAGTCAGGATGTGTACTGGGTTAATGGTACCCAACATACATGCAAATTATTTAAATAATTGGGTGAAGGAATGAATGCAGCGCTAACAATTATGCAAGCGACTAATTGGCAAAAATATAGTTTTGAAGAGTGGTCAAGACAGTTAGGCGCATGGATTAATGGTGATAATGAAAGATTAGTAATGATCGTGAAAACCATGCCTACAAAACGCATCACTCAAAAGCAACGTGAAGCATTGCTGGCAATGTATATGAAAGGTGAAAGTCTGGTTGATAGATTGAGAGTTAAGCGTACAGGCACATGTTGTCAAATTGATAATAATGAAGCACGTGCTATTCATAAACTGTATTTGGATTTACAAGTCATTGAAGATGAGGTTTTACAAGATTGGATTGGTTCAATTTGGTCGCATTATGTCATGGATGAATCGATACGAGATATTGCTGCTAGCAATGATACGTACGTATCTCAAATTCAACAGGATATAAAATGTGGTTTAGCTTTTATTAAATCTCGATATCCTCAATTTAGTTTTGAAAAATTCACCAAAAAACCAATCGTTTTAAAGTCTGATAATTGTGCTTGACGTGTATATACGGGGTATGGCATATTTGTGATATAGTGACCGAAGTGTACGTTGATACATGAAGTTAACTTAAAAGCTCGCCAAATGGTGGGCTTTTTTGTTGCCTAGAGAAATGTCATGTGTAAGCAATATCTAGGTAAATTAGGCGGCATTCCTTAATCGTAGTGGTTTAATGTGAAGCGCCGCCCACCTAATTCTAGGAGAACCACATGCTCCGTAAATTGCTTTGTATTTTAGGTTTTCATGGCGCTACTGAGATCGATTACACGATTGATGGTGATCAAATAAAAGTGTGCCGAGATTGTTTGAAAGGAGTTAAGTAGGCCCACTCATAGGAATGGATCACGTCTTGCTTTTTTTGATTCAATGTAAGTTAAGATTGAGGCCACAACTAACAATGCTCCAATTGCCATGAAAAATAAATCCTTTGTATAAATCCCAAGCCCAAAACCAATGACACCTCCAGTAAGTAATAATACGAAGAATATCAGTAAAAAAGTGTATTTCATAACTTTCATCACATTAAGGAAATAATCGAATGAATAGTAAAGTATTGTTGTTAATGTTGCATTAAAAAATAATTACATTTGCCGAACGGATTGCGGCATGCAAAACCCTGCTCAATTCTAGATATTGGCAGGGTTTTTTATTAATTCAACGTAGCGCCGTGCGGAGAGTATCGATGACAGACCGTGTACAAGCCAAACAAGATTTACAGTTCTGTTGTGCGGAGCTGGCGAAATATCAAAACCTCAGCCGTTCAGGTCTTAAGCGTCATCAAATGATTGCCATTGACGAAATCATGATTGAGCTGAAAGATCGCATTCGTAATTTACGGAATGTGCTTGAAAATTAATCAACAATCCATATATAACTCAGATAACAAATAAATATTTTATGAGGGGTTATATGGATTGGATTAAAGAAAAATGTGAAAGCCTTTTAGGGGTCTTTTTTGAGTTTCCGAGAGTGTTTATTCTTACTATGTTTTATGTGGTAGCTGCGCTTGTAGTAATGTTGGCTTTTTTCCCAGTTTTGCATTCAATCGCAACTTTTAATTTAATGGGTAATACACCATTTTACAATTTAATAGCGGATAATTATCACATCCTTAAATGGGGATTCTTGGCAGTACCTGCAGCAATTTTATTATGGGGTTGGGCAGATGCTGAAGATCTTTACCTAAAATTAAGAAATCGCAAATATCGTTTTTAAAAGAACCTCCTTCGGGAGGTATTTTTTTGGGTGAAATATGGATGAAAAAGCATATAAAGCCCTGACCGATAAATCCATTCCAAAGAAAAAACCACGTAATACGCCGTTGCCAAAAGCATCAGAAAAATACTTGGATGCTTTTGATCGCATCAAATACATGCTTGATCTATTGGAAATCAAATACGAAGAATATTTTCATTTCAAAAGCACGAAACATTGGCGTTTTGATCTGCATCTTATTGAATATCGAATGCTGATTGAAATCGCTGGTGGTCCATGGTCAGGTGGTCGTAAAGGTAAATTAGCTAAAAAAGCGTGGAGTGTGGATCGATATGACCATGCCGAAGAGATGGGTTATCGATTCCAACAATTCTTGCCTGCCGACATTATGATGGGTCGTGCGTATATTTGGTTGAAACAATTGAAGGCTTCTTATGGAACAACAAATTCGACCGTTTCCACCTCAAGATCTGATTGATCAAGCCGAAGATGAAGACGCTATTCGATTAGCACCTGCGCCTGAACTTTACCAGTGGGTAGTAAAGAATTGGCTCACCTTGGGTGGTGAACTTCACAACCCTGACCATGACCATATTGCTGAACTCATTCACGACAACGAAGAATTCCTTGCATTCGCATGGGCATCAAGTGCCGCCGTGTCAAAAAAGCGTATGGTCCTTGGTCAATGCGAAAAAGTGATGTTTAACCAAGGTGGATGGAAAAAAGCACGCCAAGAACAACAAATGCGAGATTGGTTCGGCTTTGTGCCTCAATACCTGATTACTGTTGATGCTGCATTCTGTGAGCAAGCTACTGATCGTGAATTCTGCCGTTTGATTGAACATGAGCTATATCACATTGGTGTAGAGCGTGATGAAGACGGCGAAATCATTTACAGCGATATGACTGGTTTACCTAAGCATTACTTAGCTGGCCATGACGTTGAAGTGTTCTTTGGTGAAGTAAAACGATGGGGAGCAGATGACTCTGTGAAGCGATTAGTTGAACTTTCAAAACAAGCGCCGTTTGTATCTGAAAAAAGTATGGCTGCGTGCTGTGGGAACTGTCTAATCGGTTAGATTCAAATTTTTTTGCCCACTTTCCTTGATGTACCTTGATGGATGGTGATTTATGGCAAGACTTAAAAAACTCGAAAAAGCCTTTATTGTACGGTCACTTGCACAGTTCATGACACCGACTCAGGTGGTAGAAGAGATCAAGGTAAAATTCAATATTGATGTCACACCTCAGCAAGTCGAATGCTACGACCCAACCAAGGTGGCTGGTGCTGATTTATCTGAAGAGTTTGTGGATCTATTCCATGAGGCACGGAAGAAATACATTGAGCAGCCGATCTACAACATTGAAGGCGCAAACGACATTGTTCAGCTGAAAATCCTCAGTGATCTTCTGATTAAGAAGAAAAATAATACACGTGATGCAATCAAGCTTTCCGATCAGATTCAAAAAATCATCAAGGGCTTTTACGAAAAGAAATTTGAAATCACAGGTGCTGACGGTGGACCATTACAAAGCGAAAATGTTACCTACGTGGATGCTAGCCCTGAATTAGTGAAGCAGGTGTTAGATGAACTCGAAAGTAAATACTAGACCGCTTGAGATAAAGATCGAACGTGAGAAATGCGAACGTGAACATTTGTTTTTCACACGGCGTTTTTTCATGCCGAGAATGGGCTTTAAGTTCTCAGTCAATTGGCATCATGAATACATTGCTTGGGCAATTGATGAGGTCATTGCTGGTCGCATTGATAACTTGGTGATTAACGTCCCACCTGGTAGTGGTAAAACTGAATTACTGACAAATCTGATCGCACGCGGTATCGCACGAAACCAGCGCTCACGATTCTTGTATTTGTCATTCTCGCAGTCACTTGTAGAGGATGTTTCATCCACGGCGCGAAACATCGTTAAATCGGCAGATTTTCAGGGCTTATGGCCAGTTAAGATCTCGACCAGTACCGATGCTAAGGCAAGCTGGAAAACGACTGTAGACGGCTATGAGGCAGGGCACGTTTATTCAGCTTCGATGGGTGGTCAAGTTACGGGCCGCCGTGCAGGTACTTTGGCAGATGCTGGATTTACCGGTGCCATTATCCTGGACGATCCGCTCAAGCCTGAAGATGCATTTAGTAAGACGGCACGTAACAAGGCAAATCGTAAGATTCTGAACACGGTCAACTCACGTAAAGCCAAATCATCTACACCGATTATTCTGATTATGCAGCGTTTACACGTTGAGGATCCGACTAACTTTGTGATGACTGGCAACGTGCCAGGGAAATGGCATCAGATCTCGATACCGGCACTGATTGATGATGCTTACATCAATACCTTGCCTGAGCATATACGCCGTAAAGTGCCACGTGATGTCGAGCGTGATGAGAAAGGACGTCAGAGTTATTGGCCACTGAAAGAGTCGTTACAGTCATTACTGCAGTTAGAGAAGGGCGGTCAGGATAAAGACGGCGCTACAGTGTCACGTTATACGTTCAGCAGTCAGTACCAGCAAGAGCCTAAAAAGCTTGGTGGTGATCTTGTTAAGGCTGAATGGTTCGATAGGTACCATGAGTTACCAGTACTCAAGTGGCGTGCAATATGGGCAGATACGGCGCAAAAAACCAAAGAGCATAACGACTATTCAGTGTTCTTATGTGCAGGGCTTGGTTATGACAATCGCTTGTACATCATCGACGTGCGCCGTGGCAAATGGGAAGCACCTGAGCTGATTAAGGAAGCTAAGGCTTTCATCAATAAGCATAAGGAAAGCAATACCAAGATCGGCAAGCTTCGATACATGGCCATTGAGGATAAAGCATCTGGAACGATGCTGATTCAAAACATTTCGCGTGAAACCACATTACCGATCAAAGCGATTCAGCGTGATACAGACAAGCTGACTCGTACTATGGATGTGGTGTTCTATGTTGAAGATCGCCGTGTTGTTCTACCTGTGAGTGCACCGTGGTTATTGAATTATGTTGAAGAAATCGAGGGTCTTAAAGCCGACTTCACACATGAGCATGATGACCAATGGGACCCTACCATCGATGCGATTAATGACTCACTTGCGAAAAAGCCGACTGTATTTGATTAGAGGTATTTATGGCTAAAGATAAAAACAATGCAGACGGCAAGCTTAAAACCATGGTCGCTGATGCTGTCAAAAAAGCAATCAACGCCATTGGCGATGCTGGTGCATATACCAACTTGGTATCCAATATTGGTACCGAGCGTGACAAAGCTACAGGTGGCAAGTTCGTCCGTAAAGACATTGACGATGATCAACTTGAAGCGGTGTATCAGAATTGGCTTGCACGCCGTATTGTCAATCGCCCTGCATCTGACATGCTGCGTGCTGGATGGTTCTATGAAGGCATTCAAGGTGATGATTTAAAACGCCTTGAGGAAGCGTGTAAGGCATTTAACTTAGAGCATGTGCTTTTATCAGGCCTAATCCTGTCTCGCCTCTACGGCGTTGTGTATATCCTGCTTGGAACGGCTGACGGCGCTGCCTTAGGCCAATCTTTAGATATTTCCAAACTCGGCCAAGGTCGTTTGGAATTCTTTACGGTCGTGAAAAAGAAATACATCACGGCGGATAAAAATAGCTATTTGCCACCGTCGGCATGCTGTGGATTGCTAAAACAGCCTGAATTTTACGAAATGAAAATGGGGAGTGAGGCGAAAAAGCGCATTCATCATACTCGCTTGATTCGTATTGCTCATGCCGATGTGGTCAATGAAGAGCCTCAAAGCATTCTGCAAGAAGTCTATGAGGATCTGCTGGATCATGCCAGCGTGAAGCGTGGATCTGCTAGCCTTATTCATGAATCAAAGATTGATGTCATTCAAACGCCGAACTTGGTCGATAAGATTAGAGAAGATATGAAAGGCGTCATGGAACGTTTCATGTCTGTGGGGCTGATGAAAAGCTTAAACGGCATGCTGGTCCTTGATGCCGAAGAAAAGTACGAATCAAAAACGTATAGTTTCGGCGGCTTGCCTGACATGATGCGTGAATTCTCGGTACAGACGGCGGGTGCGGCAGATATTCCCTATACGATTCTATTTGGACAATCACCTGCGGGAATGAATGCAACCGGTGAGCATGACACTCGTAATTATTACGACTCGATTGCCACTAAGCAGGAATGGGACCTCAAGCCGATCTTGATGAAGTTTCTCGCCGTGATCTGTCAGTCTACATTTGGGCGTCAAATACCTGAGCTGAATGTCGTATTTAATCCGCTTTGGCAATTAGATGCGAAAGTCCGTGCAGAGGTGGAAAAAGCCAATGCTGAGCGTGATGAGAAGTATCTCAATATGGGAATCATCACTGAGCCACAGATCGCACGTCAGCTTAATATCGACGGCGTTTACTCTGTGATTGGTGAAGATCACATTAAATTGCTGGAAACCATGGTGAAGCCAAATGACGACGATCATACAGATCCTTAAGCCTCAAATTCAGCAGATCAAGAAGCGCAAGAAAGGGCGCAAGGCTAAACCTAGGGCAGTCAAGGTCAATCGCCGTGTTGAGTTGTTCTATACACGTCAGCTTTTGGAAATCTCCAAATATTGCCAAGACCAAACCAAGGATTTTGTTTTACCTGCGGTAGGTCAGAACATTGGTGATAGCTGGGTGACGGATCTATTCACGGCGTTACGTGAAAAGATGGTCAAGTACACCATGGAAGTATCAGTATCTTTGGCCACTAAAGTGGTCATGGATACCAGTAAGGAAGTGGATAAGCAGATTGCCAGCCATACCAAGACCATCCTTGGTGTGGACCTTACGCCGTTTTTCCGTGGTTCTGATATTCAGGATGTAATTGATAATCAGATTGCTGCCAACGTTTCGCTGATTAAGTCTATTCCAAGTCAGTACACCGATAAGCTTGAAGCCTTGGTGATGAATGCCTTGCAGACAGGGCAGACCAATGAGGAATTAGCTCAGGAAATTAAAAAGCTAGGGCATAGTACGGATATTCGTGCACGACTCATTGCGCGTGATCAGATGGGCAAGATCAACGGCGCAATCAATAAGAAGCGTCAAACGTCGATGGGTGTGGAAACATACGATTACTTAACGGCAAAGGATGAAAGGGTTCGACCTTTATGTCGTCGTCATCATGGGCAAACATTTCGATGGGATACGCCACCTGAAGGTGGTCACCCTGGTGAAAAGATTGGTTGCCGATGCACGGCAGTGCCGAATTATGAAGACATCCTGATTGATTAAATTTTATAACTTTCATAAAGTTGATTCTCATTAGATAGGAATTATTTATGAAAGTTGAAATTATTAGTCATGATCATTTAGCCATTGATGCAGATTTAGAGGTTGTGCCTCGAATTGGTGAAATATTTTCCGGTACAAATGAAAACGGCGACGAAGTTTCAGGTACCGTTCGTGACGTTGAACATAGTTATAATGCTGTAAAACGTGAACACCATATACGAGTGTTTTTAAAATCTTGATTGATCTTGAACATTGACCCACTTCGGTGGGTTTTTTATTGCCCACAGAAAGGTGATGTCATGCGTAAAAAGAAATTTTCCAAGGAGCGTTTTTATCGCCGTCTGGAAGCTCAGAATATCAAAGCAGTGCCTCTGCCTACTGACTGGGATGTGATGCAAAGCGGTTACCCTGATTGCTTAATTTACCCAGACTTCTGTAGCAATATGGAAGCAGATCTGATTCGCAATCCACTCTATTCAAAACGCCGTGGACGTGGTGGCTTCGTAGAGCATGAAGCCTTGGGATTTGATGAGTCATTCCAGCAATTACAAAGTGCTGAATCAGCAGAAAACTTAAGAGCCGATGGGCTCTTTTTTAATGCCCAAAATTCAGCAAAACAGCCTGAGCCTAAACCTGAATTTGTGCCACCTCCACCATTAGAAGAGATTGGAGCATCTGAGCCGGAAAACGATTCAGGATTGTTTGGATTGTGCTTTTTACACATGGCGGCAATCGTAGCTTGTGCACTTCTTTTATGCGGCATCTTACAAAAGCTGAGTCATTAACTCATGAAACTCATTTACCAACTCAAAATTGGTGACTTTGCACCAAGCGAAAGTACACGCTCATTTACTCAAGAAGGGTATCTGAAATGCGTCAATGTACGCTTGGCCAAAGCACCTCAAGTCCGTCAGTACTACGCTTATGAATTTCCGAATTTGGAAGGCTATTCAGCGGATCAGGTCATCAATGTCTATGTGGCAGCCGATGACTTATTTAAGCCTGAAGTAATCAAAAGTTTCAACGGCGTAGATACTACAGACTATCACCCACCAAAAAATGAAATCAATGCTTCCAACTGGAAGGAATACCACATTGGCGAATGTGAAAACGTGCGCCAAGAAGGTGATTTCATGGTCGGTGACCTGATCATTAAAGATCAGAACAGTATCAATGCCATTCAAAACAATGAGCGTGTCGAAATCTCATTGGGCTATGCGGCTGATCTTGTCCTTGAACAAGGTACAGCACCAGACGGTACGCCGTATCAAGCCCGGTTTATTAATTTTAAAGGCAATCACGTGGCGCTGGTGAAATACGGTCGCTGTGGCGGTGATTGTCGCGTCGGTGACCAAAACCCAAACCCAACAGAGGGAAAAACAATGGAAGTAGTTGTAAACGGTATTCGTTTCGATATCGGCGATAACAAGCCCTTAGCGGATGCCTTAAAAATCCAGCAAGACCAGATTGAAAACTTGAAAGCGGCAAAACTGAAAGTCGGTGACAAGCAATTTGCCATTGGTGATGAATTACCAGCGGTTCAAGCAGTGGTTGATACCTTGCAGACTGAAAATGCTGAACTGAAGCAAAAAGTTGGTGATCTTGAGAAAAACCAAATCACACCGGAAAAGCTTGATCAGGTCGTCGCTGAACGTGCGTCAGTGGTTGCGGATGCCGTTGCATTGGTACCAGGTATTAAAACTGAAGGCTGTTCATGTGAGCAAATCAAACGTGATGTGATTGCAGCCAAAGCAGGTGACACATTGGTGACCGCTGTACTCGGTGGTGTCGCCGTGGGTGATGCTAAACCTGAACAGATCGACACGGTCTTCCGCGCACTGTCAGCAGTGAAGTCGACCACACCAGGCAATGCAGTCGGTGATGCATTACATCAACAGCAACAACAGCAAAACCAAGGTCAAGCCCCTAAAGAAAATAAGGGTTATGACAAGTCTGCTGCATACAAAACAATTTAAGGGGAACTTTAATCATGGTTCAGCAATTAAATGCGGTAGTCGGTCAACGTGGCCGTTTAACTGCCAAAGAGGTTGTACTGTCCTTACCGCTTTCAGGTCTGACTTTAGTCAATGATGGTGATGTGGTTGTCCGCACGACTGATGGCAAATCTGTAACGGCTGTGTCAGGTGCTACACCTGCACGTTTTGGTGTCGTGGTACGCCACGGCGTTGGTAAATCAGGCAAAACGGCGGCTGGCAAAGAAGCCTATAAAGCGGCTGATATGGTGCCAGTGATGTTTGAAGGTGCTATTTGGGTCAAGCCTACAGCGCCAATCACTGACATTACTGCCAAGGTTTATGTGAAGACTGCCAATGGTACGACTGCAGCACCGTTGGGTTCATTGTCGAGCTCAGCAACTGATGGAACAGAATTGCCTGGTGCAGCATGGGAAACCGTGACTGGTGCCGATGGTTTAGCCCTTCTTAATCTTCGTGGAGCTTAATAGAACATGAGCAAATTAGTAAAAATGAAAGCGCGTTTAACGCCGATTTCATACGCCATTCAGGCACAGGTGGGTGATGCGTTCAATATGGACGCATTGGCACAGCTTTTCATTAAGCTTGAAGAACAAAACGAAATTACTCCACAGCTTCAGCAGGTTCTGGACTATGCCAAATTCATTCCAGTGATGGATGTGCAAGCGGTGTACGGTGGTGGCGAAATTCTTTCACGTAAAAAAGGCGTGGGTATCGGCAAAGACTATGCAGGTACTGGTGATGATATCCCGCTTGCAGAAGTGGAATACGATACTGTGCAATTGCCTGTGAAAGTCGGCACGATCGGTTACCAATATTCAATTGTTGAATTGGCAACAGCTCAGGCAATGAACCTTACGCTTGAAGCTGACAAGGTTCAGGCGGCAAACTTGGCTGCAGAAAAACACATGTCAAATGTGGCTTGGTATGGCTACACCACTGCCAATGCAAGCGGTCAGCTTACTCAGGTCAATGGCTTCCTGAATCAAACAGGTGTGACTGTTGTGACGGCGCAATACAACTGGGCAACTGCAACGATTGAACAGGTTCTTTCAGACTTCAATAAATCGCTTGCAGATGCAACGAATCAGTTTGATGGTGATGCATCGATTGAGCCTGACACATACATCCTGGCATCGAATCAATATTCGAATCTTGCCAACCGTATTGTGCCTGATTCAGGCGGTAAAACGTTCCTTGACTGGGTGACTGAAAAGAACATTTTCGCTACTCAAGGCAAGCCATTGACCATTCGTGGTTCTGGTCGCGGTAATGGTAAAGGCACTGCAAATGCAGACCGCTCGATCATTTATCGCCGTGATCCATCATGCATCCAGTTCAAAGGTAACAGCGTTGAGTTCTTGACGGCACAACCAAAAGGCTTAGATGTGCTGGTACCTGGTCACTACAAATATCAGGGTGTTTGGCTGAAGCGTGTTGATTCGCTTCGTTACCTTGACCATGCATAAGGATTAAAACCACATGGCTAAATATTCATACACATACAGCGGCTCTAATGCCGCTTTTGTTTTTGCGGGTATTGCGTCTTTGCCCACAGGTATAGCCGTATTGCTTGAAGCCGATCAGCACAAAGCACTTCAAAAGAATAAGTTTGCCAAGCATCTGACTGATGCAGGTGAGCTAAGCATTGAAGAAATTGCAGAAGTTGGTGACTCAAAACCTGCTTCAGGTCGTGGTAAAGGCGCTCAATCAGGTAAAAATGACGACGGTAAAGGCAAGGATGAATCCAAACCTGCTGAACTTACGATTGATGACGTGCGTAAGGCACTGACTGATCTTGAAATCACCTTTGCTGAAGATGAAACCCTTGAGCAGTTGCAAGAAAAACTTGCTCAAGCTACCGAATAAGGTGAGCTATGGACCCACAAGCTTTTAAGTTGAAGTTTAAGTACGACACGGCGCTGATGAATCTACCCGATGCAGAAATTGCAGACGCATTAGAGGAAGCGGATCTCGTAGTGAAGTCACTTGAATTTGGTGATCTGAAAGAACGTGCTGTGGGTCTATATGCAGCACACATTCTCAAGGTTGCACTCAAATCAAAGTCAGGTAACAGCTTTTCAGATGCCTCGAGTATGACCATTGCAGGTCAGAGCGTGAGCTTTTCACGTTCGGGTACCGATGCGTTTTATAACCAAAGCATTTATGGCCAGCGTTACTTGGCATTAAAAAATTCAATTCCAATTGGCAATGATGGTACCAATCCTAATCGTTTGGGTGTTGGTGCTTTCGTTGTTTAGGAGCAAGGCATGTCATTTAAGTATCAAGCGCCTGAAAATTTCAAAGCGACTTCGCTTGAAATTGCAGGTACCACATACAAGGTTAAAGACGGTGTGATCGAGTCGGATACCGACATTGCGCACATCTTGGCACCGCATGGTTTTAAACGTGCTGTAGAAACCAAAGCAGAACCTAAAAAAGAAACTGCTGCTGCAAAGTAGGTGATGTATGAGTGATTACCGTGTTGATGCTGATGTTGATTTTAACGAGGTCAATGAGCGTGTACGTGCTGAAATACGGCGCACGGTAAATGCACTCACACTTAAACTTCAGCGCACCATTCAAGAAGACATGCTGACAGGTCAGCGCTTGAATGTGCAGTCTGGGCGTTTAAGAGGATCCGTTTCATCCAAGGTGGAAGAGGATAAGGACTGGATCGAGGGTACAGTCGGTGCAGGTGGTGCTTTGGTACCGTATGCCTTTGCTCATGAATTTGGGCTTAAGGGTGCAATGGCCATTAAGGCGCATCTTCGGATGATCAAGAAAGTCTTTGGTCAGCCGATCACACCGCGTCAAATCATGATCAAAGCCCATTCACGTAAAGTGGATATGAAAGAGCGCCGTTTCATGCGTGATTCATTGGATGAAGTGGCGAAGATCGTACCCAAGAACATTGATGCTGCAATTCAAAGGGGTTTAAGCAGTGAATAGTGAAACCATTTACCAGGCATTGTTTAACCGTCTTTCAGGCATCGATGGTTTTGTGACGACATCACGAAGACTTAAGCATTTCAACAATGTGGCACCTGATGCGCGTCCAGCTTTGTTTATCACTCAAGGCAATCAAACCGAAGTCCCTGTGAAAGGCTTGGATGCCAAGGTTGAGCTTGAAGCGGAAGTGTATATCTACATTCATGAAAATGATCCAGCCATACCGCCGTCAGTACAGTTGAATCAGATGATTGATCGGGTTCGTACTAAGCTTGCGCCTGACCATCCTGATATGTGCGAATACCAAACCTTAGGTGGCTTGGTCGAACATTGTTGGATAGAGGGCACGATTGAAGTCTTCGAAGCCGTTGAAGGTATGCTGGATGATCAAGGTATTGCCATCATTCCGATACGGATCCTCACCACAACCTAAAGCAAAACAATATTCATGACCGCCACTACGGCGGTTTTCTCATTTTTAAGAGGTCAATATGGCTCAATATTTATTTGGTGCCGGCAAAATCTTTGTCACACCATTACAGGATGTGCATGGTAATCCCATCACCAATGGCACACCAGTTGAAGTCGGTGTACTGCAATCCACGTCAGTGGATATCAGCTATGACTTAAAAGAACTCTATGGCCGTGGTCAGTTCGCCGTAGATGCCGCACGTGGTAAAGGTTCGATTAAGTGTAAAGCGACCATGGGTCGTATCAATGGCGCATTACTGAATTCTGTGTTCTTCGGTGGCGTGGTCACTGATGGTGGTATTACTGCAGTTGCTCAAACCATCAATGGTGAAGTCGTTGCAGCGTCAGTTACGCCAGTGGTCCCGAATAGCGGTACATTCGTAAAAGATTTGGGTGTGACGGATGGTAAAGCAATTCCGTTAAAGCGTGTTGCAACCGCACCGACCACAGGTCAGTACAGCGTAGATGAAGCGACAGGTGTTTATACCTTTGCAGCAGCTGATGTCGGTAAAACCGTATTTATCAGCTTTAAATACACTGCGACGGTGGCAGGTGCCAAGTCTGGAATCGTAAGTAACTTGGATATGGGTTATACGCCTGAATTCAGTGTTGATCTGATGCGCGACTACAAAGGTAAATTCTTTGGAATGGAATTCTTCCGCTGTGTTAGCAACAAATTGGCGTTCAGCTCAAAACAGGATGATTACGATCTACCTGAATTTGAATTCCAGCCAATGGCTGACGACTTAAACCGCGTCTTCAAATGGACTACTTCGGAGTAATACCAAATGCAATTTAACCAGGTCGAAAACCCACGTGGTAATCCGCTTAAAATTAATGGCCAGATTTGGATTTTTGCGCCGTTGTCCTTAGGTGCTGCTGAAAAGCTGATGCCGAAGCTTAAAACCTTTGATCCAAGTGACTTTGCTTTAGTGGCAGATGTTGCTTTTAAATCCTTAAAGCGCAATTACCCTGACATTACACGTGAATACGTGGCTGATGAACTGCTAGATATTGGTCACGTGAATGACGTATTTGAAACGGTCATGGGTGCATCAGGTCTGGTTTATACAGGTGATGAACCTCAAGAAGGTGAATCGGGGGAATAGACTGGGAGGAGCTGTACACGCATTTGGTGCTGACTTTGGGCAAGGATTACGACTATGTGCGTAATGAATTGGATTTCCCTAGAGTTAAGGCATTGAATGCGTATCATAAGCAGTGTCCTCCCAGCCATGTCGGTATTCAGCGTTTATGCCGAATCCTTGAAGCGTTTATGGGGATTGAAGACAGTACCAGTTCAGATGATTTGCAAAACGATGATGAAGATGATTTGTTTGCGGATCTGCAGAACTTTCCTCAGGGTGGCTAAGGTTGCCCTGATTGATTTATATACTTGAGTTGGTTAAAGTTTGTATGACTTATATAACAATCAACTGAGTTCTTTATGAAAAATATTTTAATGGCTGGGGTAATTAGTCTTTTTTTAGTTGGGTGCAGCAATCCAAAATCAGCTCAAATTCCTACAGATCCAGAGAAATGGGAAGAGCTCAAACCTCAAATTGAAAAGTTGAATGAAGAAGATAAAAAATTACTTACTCAATTCTTGATGCGTAAAGGAATGGGGGCAGCTTTCGGTGGAGATGGTATCGAACCTGGAACAACAGTAGGCGACGCTATTAAAGAACAAAAAAAATGGCTAGAAGACAAAGATGCTAAGGAAAAAGCTCAGGCTGAATTAAAAGCAAAGATTGAAGCTGAAAATGCAGCTGTCAAAAAACAAATGGATGGAATTCTTACAGCAGCAATTGTTTCCAAGTCTGGGCATGCTCGTTATGAATATATTGATAAAATTACTGATATCGAATTCCAACTAGCTTTTGAAAACCATAGTGATAAAGATATCGCAGGATTTAAAGGGATAATATCTTTTAAAGATATGTTTGGTGACACTATTAAAAATTTAACTCTTTCATACGATGATGGTGTTAAAGCTAAATCAACTGCCAAGTATGAAGGAAGTACGGATTATAATGAATTCATGGCAGAGGATAGTAAGCTATTGAATACAGACTTGGATAAAATTAAATTTGAGTTTAAACCATCAGTTATCATGTTCACAGATGGAACAAAGATCGAATTAAAGCATTCAGAGCAAGATTAATTTCTATTTTTTAATTCACACATTTTGTTATTTGGAATAATCATGAAAAAAATATTAGGTTTGAGTTTATTGGTGTTAGGTTTAACAGGTTGTGCTACTACATATAAAGCACCAATAACATTAAATCAAAGTGCCAGCGAGCAGGTTCAAGGGACAAAAGAACAAATATTCAAAGCAGCTCAAAGAGCTTTGGCTATTAATGGTGAGCAAATCATGAGTGCTAATGCAGAAGCTGGAGTTATTTCAACTGCAGCACGAGATTTTCGCTTAACCCCATTACAAGCTGACTGTGGCACAACAATGGGTATCGATTATTTGAAAGATAATCGAACCAGTACAAAGGTTGCATACAATATTTTGATTGATAATGGTTCTTTAGATGTCAGAACAACTTTACAAGGTGATTATAAAGTTGGTGACGTGACTCAGAATATAACTCTAACTTGTGTATCACGAGGTGTTTTAGAACAGCAAATGATTCAGAAGATTAAGGCTGAAATAAAGTAATTACATAGAGTTTCATTTTTATTGAAACCGTCCGAAAGGGCGGTTTTTTTATGCCTGTGAGATAGGAATTATGAGCAACAATCGAGTGGAAGTGCACGTTGGTGCGAAGACTTCCGAACTTAAAAAAGGCATGAATGATGCTGAAAAGATCGTTAGCGACGGCGCTAAACGGATTGAGGATACAGGGAATAAAGTAAAATTTAAGCTGGATTTCTCAAGTATTAAAACTGGTTTGGATGACATAACCAAGAATATAAATAATAGGTTTGAGGATATTGGCAAATCAATCTCAGGAAATCTGACTAAAAGCTTTGCTGCGATCGGAGTTGGTATAGCGGCTTCTGTTGGGACAGCAGCTATTGGATTGGCGTCATTAACATCTGAAGTTGGTCGAGCATCTAAAGAATTGGAAATTCAAGCACGCTTGGCTAATACAACCACAAAAGAATTCCAAGAGTGGGCATTTGCTTCTAAATCAGTCATGGTCGAGCAAGACAAACTTTCTGACATCATGAAAGATGTGAATGATAAGTTTGGTGACTTCATGCAAACCGGTGGCGGAGAAATGGCTGATTTCTTCGAAAAAATTGCACCGAAGGTAGGTGTAACCGCTAAAGAGTTCCAAGGTCTTACTGGTCCACAAATCCTCGAAAAGTATTATCAAACTTTAGAGAAAGCAAACGTATCCCAAGCTGAGATGACTTTCTACATGGAGTCAATCGCTAATGATGCAACGCTATTGGCTCCATTGCTTGAGAATAATGCAGAAAAGTTAAAGCAATATTCAAATCAAGCACATGAGCTTGGCTTGATTATGGATCAGGATGCAATTGCGAAGACTAAGGAATTCAATACTGCTTTAAGTACAATCCAGCAAACGATCGACGGTGTATTCACAAGACTGGCAGCTCAAGCAGCACCAGCGCTGACAAACCTGGCAAATGATTTCCTTGGTTTTGCATCAAGATCCAGAGAGGGTATTGATAGTGCAGTCACGGCGATAATCACAACATTCGAGAGCCTCCTCGATATTGTTCAAAGTGTATTTAGTACGATAGGCGGTATTTGGAGTGATTTAACTGCCGATATTGGTGATGGATCAATTCAACAAGTAGGATTCATGGATTTGGTCGCTGGTGCGATGAATGGATTCGCTGCCGTAGCCGTTGGCCTAAAAGTTAGTATTGAAATTGCTTTTGCTGCTATTCGTGCGGTCGTTGCTACAGTGTGCCAAGCAATCAATATTTCAGTGAACACTGTGATGAATGTATTTGGAGGATTCCGAGATACGATTCAATACGGTCTTGATGTCTTGTCTATCAAGTTTCAGACCTTTGGCAATGTTGTCAGCAATGTTTTGAACTTTAACTTCTCAGCTGCCAAAGCATCGTGGGAAAGTGGTCTATCACAATTAGGTTCAATTACTGATCGCTATACAGGTCAGATGCAGTCCCGTCTAACTAATCTAAAAACAAGTTGGAATACCGGTGTAAGCAACACAGCTAATGCTTGGGGTACAGCAGGTTCAGCTATTGTTAATTCTGCAACAACGGGTGGGCAAAGACTCCAAAATCTGTTCTTAAAAAATCCTACTGTAGTCGGATCTGCACCACCACCTACACCATCACCGACATTTAACCCGGGTAAAGGTATTGGCACAGGGGTCAAAGACTCTAAAGGAAGTTCGGCAAAAGCTAAATCTGATGCCGATGCAAAAGCAAGGGAAAGGGCTGCAGAGCAAGAAGCTAAAGCAATTGCTGATATTCGGTATAAGTATGCTACTCAAGAACAGAAAATAAAGCTGGATCTTGAAAAAGCGCTTAAAGAAATTGAAAAAGCCAAAATCACCGATGCTGAAAAGGCTGCTTTTAAGGTACGTGCAGAAAAGGATGCTAGTGACAAGATTGCTGTATTGAATGCTGAAGAGTTTGAAAAAATTAAAGCTATTCGCGAAGCTGAAATTCAAAATAAGCAGCAACAAGCTCAGCGAATCTATGAGATTGAAAAGGCTAATATCCAGGCTGAATTCGATGCTAATAAAATTTCAAATGTTCAAAAAGCACGCCTTGAAAAAGAGTTGGAGGATCAGCTCAGAGCTATCAAGCGTAATGGCTTGCAAGAGCGCCTTGATTTAGAAAATCAAATGTCTGGTATCTCAGGAAAACAGGGTAATCAGAATCAGATTATGAACAATTTTTCTGATTTAGATACTGATCAAAAGGTTTCTGATACCAAACAAGTTGGAGTTCTTTCAGATGCAGAAATGAAAGACTTTGAGGATAAGTTTGGTGGTCTAACATCACGAATGTCTGGTCTATGGGACAAAGGCATTCAGTCCATGATGAATGGAACACTGACTTGGAAAAATGCCATGAATGCCATTTTCACAGAACTTGCAGGGGCATTTATTCAAAGCATGATCACGGCGCCAATGAAAAAGTATGCTGCAAGCTTAGCGACTCGATTGGCTGTAAAGCTTGGATTCATCAAAACTGAAACCGCTGCTGAGGTCACAGGTCAAGCTGCTCAAACTGGCGCCGTAGTCGCTGGTGAAACCACCAAGACCATGGCAACCAGTACAGGTGCTTTAGCGCGTTTGGCCATCAAAGCAGGTGAAGCGATTAAGTCCATCATGATGTATGCCTGGGAAGCGATGGCAGGTGCATTTAAAGCCATGGTATCCATTCCTTACATTGGACCAGTGCTCGCCGTAGCTGCTGGTGCTTCTGCATTGGCATTGGTCGGTGGTCTTGCTGGAAAAATCAAATCTGCTCGAGGAGGTTACGATATTCCTGCAGGTGTGAACCCAGTAACTCAATTGCACGAAGAGGAAATGGTCTTGCCTAAACAGCATGCCAATACGATCCGTGCCCTGGGTAAAAACTTATCCTCCGATGGAGGAATAGGTGGAGGCGGTGGTAGTTCAGCGCAAACCTTTAACAATTTCACGATTCAGGCATGGGATTCAAAAGACGTTCGCCGTTTTATGGAAAAGCATGGTCGTGAATTGGCGGGTGGTCTGAAAGGCTATAACCGTAATTTTGGTCGATAAGGGAGAAAATCGTGTCAGATGTATTGTTTCCTGAATTGCCAGGACTCGAATGGGATCTCAGCAAGAAGCCCATTTTCAATACAAAGATCATGGAATCGGTGAGCGGTCGGGAGCTTCGAGCAAGTTACCAGGCCGTTCCTAAGTATGAAATATCTTTGTCATTTGGTTTTTTACGTGAATCGAAAGGGAAGAATGAATTACAGCAACTCGAAAGTTTTTTTCTAGAACGCCGTGGTGCATTCGATTCTTTTCTTTTCAAAATGCCTGAAGATTGCGATTACACGTGTTCTTACACTGGTGATGGAAGTACGACAAGTTTCCAACTGTATAAGCAGATGCATACATCCGTGATTCCTTTAGCACATACAAAGGCTGAAACGACATTTCAAGTGGATCCAACGTTCTGGAATGAAAACGACAATCAGCAATTTTGGAGTGATAACGACGACGATCTGTTTTGGGATGATACAACTGCAATTATTTCAAAAGATGGAAAGATCACGTTATCCAAACCAATAGACGAAGGCATTAAGTTTGAAGTCGATGGAACATATTACTACCGCTGTCGATTTGCTGATGATGAACAACAGTTTACGAATTTCATGCATAAACTTTGGAATGCAAAAAGAGTTGAACTCGTTGGATCACTAGGAAATAAAGTATGAGAGAAGCTTCTCCAAAATTAATCGAATTGCTTGATGCTGATAAGTTTGTGATGGCAGACCTCTACACCATCACCACTGTTCAAGGTGATGAATTCAGGTATACGAATTATGACTTTGATTTAGTCGTGGCAGGTCAAGTTTACAGCTGTGAAGGTCCAATTATTAGCCGTGAAGGGATCAGTCTGTCTCTCGGTATTGAAGTTGATAATTTATCCATCAATATTGATTGTACTGACGATAACAAATGGAATGGCATCAATGTTGTACAAGCATTTCATAATGGCCAGCTGGACGGTGCTCGATTTAAGTTAGAGCGCATTTTCATAGACATGAACACACCAACAGATACCAGTGCTGGCACAATCAAGTTGTTTGAAGGTCGAATCATTGAGCCTGACTTAGATCGTAATTCAATTCAAGCCAGTGTTGCATCAGATCTGGATGAACTGAACGTGCAGATGCCTCGAAATCTGTATCAGCCAAGTTGTACGAATACATTGTTTGACAGTGCATGCGGTCTATTACGTCAAAATTTCATGGTGCAAACGACTATTGAAACGGGCAGTACTGCAGCACGAATTTTATGCCAGGTGAATCAGCCACAGGGTTGGTTCACGCAAGGCGTAATTGAGTTTTTAGACGGTGGCAATACAGGTCTGAAACGGACGATTCGCATGCATGAATCGGGGGCTTTGTTATTGACTTTGCCATTGTTGGAAGCACCGCAATCAGGGCAACGAATTAAAGTTTATCCAGGATGTGATAAACGTTTAGAAACTTGCCAAAACCGTTTTAATAACTTCAGTCGTTTCCGTGGTGCGCCCTTTATACCAGTGCCTGAAACAGCCGTTTAACCAAATTTGTATTAATCCATACCCAGCAAATGCTGGGTTTTTTTATGGTGAAAAAAATGAGCATTAAGCCAGATGTTAATGATATTCTTGCAAAGACGATTACTGAAGCCGATTTCAGGAATAAATTTAAAAATATAATTGGATTTATATACAGTCACTTATTTAATTTAGAATTAGGCCCAGCAGAAAAGAATCTAAATAATATTAGTGAAAACTCGATATATCAGTTCTCAAGCGCAGATGTTACACAAGCAAATAACTTTCCAAATGTTAGCAATGTTATGACGGCTTACGTAACAACTTTGAAAAACGCTACTAGTTTAGTAACCTATCAAAGCATAACTGTTATAACGCATAGCTCTGGTATTAAAGAGTTTAAAAGACACGCTGTATCCGGTTCATGGGGTTCTTGGGATGAGCTATCGAAAGACTTTATTATCTCAACGATGACTGCTAATAAATTAGCATATCCGGCGCCTAGCCCAGCAGAAAAGAATCTAAATAATATCAGTGAAAGCTCGACATATCAGTTCTCAAGTGCAGATGCTACACAAGCGAATAACTTTCCAGTTGTTAGCAATGTTATGACGGCTTACGTAACAACTTTGAAAATTGGTACAAGTCTAGTAACCTATCAAAGTGTAACTGTTATAACTCATAGCTCTGGCATTAAAGAATTTAAAAGACGCTCTGTGTCTGGTACATGGAGTTTGTGGGAGGAAACTTCTGCAAACGCGCTCACATCTAACCCATTTGTTAATCCTGTATATGATCCAACAGAAAAAAATCTAAATAATATTTCGGTAAATTCTGTTTACCAATACCCATCAACTTACGCAACAGTAGAGAATAATTTTCCTGTAGTTGGTGAGCGCACTTACGTTGAAACATTCAAACTTCCAGATAGTGCATTTATCACACAAAGAGCTACTGTAATTATTTTCGGTGCGGAACCTAGATTATTTATTAGATCAGGTGCTCAGGGATCTTTTTGGCCGTGGACTGAGGTTTTAACGGCATCTCCGACTAAGAATTTAGGGTTCGATGATGCGGCTTGGTACAAATATACACGAGCAGATAGCCAGCCAATTTATCAAGACAAGTTACCCAAATTCAGACGTAGTAATCTTTTAAAAGACAAGGATGTTTGTGTTGTTATGACTGGTACATCACTAACAGCAAGCACAAGTCAGCACTGTACATTATTGCCAGATGCTCATTTGCGCCCACCAAATATGCACGCCGCTGCATTTGGTTCATATATATGGGACACACTAAAATGGGAAGGTCAACAATATCGCAGATATGATGCAAGCTATTTCACAGAAGTCGGCACGTTTGAAACAAAAAGCAAAGACAATTTATGGGATGACCCAACAAGGGATGGTCTAACCCGTATTAGTGCAGATGCAAACGCATCTGTTGGGTTTGTTATCCCAATTGACGCTTGGCAGTTTAACTTTATTTATCGAACTGAATCCACTGGCTGTACAGCTTCTGTTTCAGTTGCTGAAGGTAATGGAAAAGTCCAGGTTTATGATGAAACAACAGCATCATGGGTTGAGGCAAATGGCTATCAATTTAGTATGTTAGAAACTACACCAGTTACGAGAACAGTTGTTATTCCGAACTTAATTACGGAAGCACCAGAAAACTATACATTAGCTAGTAAGGCTAATACAACTTATCAAAAACGGTTAAAAATGCGTTGCCGCAGTTCTGATGGAGCATTTGATTCTCGAGCATCTGCTAAAAATGTAACTATTGCAAATGCGTCATCTAATGGTCGTTTACTGTACTGGGGTGTTGAATGGAGTCCTCGCGAATATATGATGACATTCATTAATAGTTCACGCGGCTCACATGCTACGGATGCACGCAAAACAAGTGGTTTGCCGCGTTATCAAGATAATGAGGTATGGGGGTTCAAACCTGATTTGATTTTAGCTGAACTAGCAATTCATAATGATGGCGCGAGTGGAGCAGGTGCATTACCTGTCGGTACTTGGCAACAACTTGCAAAGCAGTATGTGACTGATACTAATTATGAATTGTCTTTGTATAGCAGAGCAGCACATTTCAACTTAGAACCTGAATATTCTTTCTTCGTTGGGTCAATTACTTGGAACTTCGGTGGTATTAATGAAGATGGAACATTGAAATTCAGCACTCAGACAGCAAGCGTTCTAGGTGATGCGAGATCAATGTCAGCATTGGATAAATATCAAGAAGCAATTAATTACTTACGAAGCCAAAACATCGTTTGTCTAGATACGGCTGAACATTGGGTTGAAGCATGTAAAGCGGTTTTTGGTGATTTGAAATCCGCTACGGTGGCAAGTGGTAAAACAGGTGCTACTTTCACAGATGAGGGTTCGCACTGGAACAATAATGGTGCAAAAGTTATGGCAAAAGCTGTAATACCTTTGATTAAGTAAATTTTATGAAAAACCTAGAAGCCGTTAATGAAGCTATGACTTGGCTCGGTACGCCTTATCATCACCAAGGTCGTGTCAAAGGTGTTGGTGTGGATTGTGGAACGCTGATCTGTGAAGTCTACGAAAAAGTGGGTTTGATGGATCACTTAGATCCGCGACCATATCCACCTGATTGGCACATGCACCAGCTTGGCCAACGATATTTAGAGCACGTTTTATCCGTGTGCTATGAAGTCGATGAGCCACAGCCTGGTGACATTGTTCTCTATCATTTTGGCAAGTGCATCAGTCATGGTGCAATTGTCGTTGAATGGCCAACAATCATTCATTCATACATCCATCAGGGGGTCATCCTGCAGGATGGCACCAAAGGAAGTTTAGCCCGGCGAATTGCCGGGTTTTTTCGTATGAAGAGGCTAAAAGAATAATGGGCGGAATATTTGGAAGTACAACAGTCAGTACATCTGATAAGCGCATCAACTCGATGCGCATTCAGCAATCTGCTTATGGTCTGACACAGCCATTGGTTTACGGCAAAAATCGTGTTGCAGCAAATATGTTTTGGTACGGTGATTTTAAATCGACTGCCCACACGACAACCACTAAATCTGGTGGTAAAGGGGGTAAAACTAAGACCAAAAACACAACATATACTTATTCAGCATCATTGATGTTGGGTCTTTGTGAAAACAAAATCAAAGATATTGGTATTGTTTGGCGAGATAAAGAACAGATTGTCACTAAGACTGAAGGCGGTGTGCAGCTCAAGCCGATTGATCAAGTTGGATTTGAACTTTTTGATGGCGACCATAATCCTGTTTGGGGCTATTTGGCATCAAAGCATCCAGATGAAGCAGTGCATTATCCGTTTCTTGGATACGTGGCATGTGCCAATTATGATTTGGGGGGCAGTGCAGCATTATCGAATCATAATTTTGAAGTGATCAGTGATATTACATTTTCAGAAACGATTCATGATGCTAATCCAGCAGATGTGATTGAAGATTTCATCACCAATCCACGTTACGGTGCAGCACCTAGCCTGAATATGGCTGATTTATCTGAATTTCGAACCTATTGTGCAGCCACAAATTTGTTGATCAGTCCTGCTTTGACTGAACAGCGTGAAGCATTTGAAATCATCAATGAAATTGTTGAAGCGGTGAATTGTGCTGTGGTACCGAGTCCAGACGGCTTGAAAATCCGTTCATACGGTGACAGTGCAGTGACGGGTAATGGAGTGACATTTACGCCAAACCTTGAACCGGTATATCACTTAACAGATGATGATTTCTTAGGTGAAGATCAGCCGGTACGTGTACGTCGAAGCCGTGATACAGATGCGTATAATCATTGCCAAATTGAGTACGTGAATCGTTTTAACCAATACAATACTGAAACGGTTGAAGCAAAGGACCAAGCAAATATTGAAATGTTTGGTTTGCGTACACAAGATCCAGTCAAGTTCGACTTTTTCTGTGAGCCAAAAATTGCCCGTCATGCGGTGCAATTGCTGTTACAGCGAAAACTGTATGTTCGAAATGAATATGAGTTTGAATTGGGGTGGAAGTACTGCCGACTTGAGCCGATGGATATTGTGACCATTACAGATGAATCCTTAGGTTTGAATCAGTTTCCAGTACGGATCACACGGGTAGAGGAAGATGAAGAAGGTGTGCTTTCGATTACAGCTGAAGAGCTGGCAGTCGGATCTCGTTCAGCAGTTGAGTATGATCTGCAATCATCGAATGGGTATCAAGGTGGCAATGAGGAACCAGGTAACGTCAATGCACCGGCAATTTTTGAGCCTCCTTTAGAATTAACCGGTGGCAAAAATCAGATCTGGGTCGCTGCGTCAGGTGGTATCAATTGGGGCGGTTGTAATGTTTGGGCAAGTTTAGACAATACCACTTATGAAATGATCGGCACCATTTATGGATCTGCACGTTACGGTACATTAGTTTCAGCAATTGATGCAGATGACACATCGATGCAAGTGCAATTGAACACATCAAGTCAAATCTTTAGTGGTACGCTTGAAGATGCTGAAGTTGATGCAACATTGTGCAAAGTCGGTGATGAATATATCAACTATGTTGATGCAACATTGGATGGCTCTGGTCTTTATACACTCAGCGGCATGCTTCGTGGTCGATTTGATGATGCAGGCTCACATAATGCAGGTGAATCATTTGTTCGTCTTGACCGTGCCATATTTGAACATGATTTCAACTCGAATATGGTTGGCAAACAGATTTATCTGAAGTTCACAAGCTTTAATGGTCTTGAACAAAAAGAAGAAACCTTGGATGAAGTGACTGCATACAGTTACACCATCAATGGTGGTCGTCCAGCTGGTGTCAAAGGCTTATCACTTCAGTCTGCATTTGAAGAAATGAGCTTTAAAGTCCAATGGCAAAGTGCAGCTGGTGCATCGGGTTATGTTGTTCAAATTTGGTCTAATGGTGTATTACTTCGAACAGTTGAAACGACGAATACAGATTATTCATACAGTATGGATGAAGCGAAAATCGACGGTATTCAACGTGCTTATACAGTACGTGTTGCGAGTAAAAACGGTTCGATTGTCAGTACCTTTGCTGAGCTGAATATCAGTAATCCAGTGCCGCCACAATTGTTGAACGTGTACACATCGGCAACGGCTGATTCGATCACGGTGACTTGGATACCAAGTGAAGTACCGGATCTAAAAGATTACCAGGTGTGGATCAGTACCAATGCAAGTTTCGATCCTGATACAACGGCAGCACGTTGGACAGGTATTGAAAATGCTTGCACGATTACGGGCTTGCAATCAACGACCACGTATTATGTACGTGTTGCAGCAAGGGACGTCTGGAAGCCGACTTCGTGGAATTATTCATCACGGATTACACAGGCAACTGCTGATAGTTAAAATTCTCAACCATAAAGCACCTTCGGGTGCTTTTTTTATTATGGGGTAATAAAAATTGCGAGATATAGTCATTAAACAGGGCTTTAATAGACCTATTCCATTGGATGTTGAAAATGAAGATGGTTCACCATTTGATTTTAGTGATGTCGTACAAATCCGAGCGAAGATTCGAAATATCAGTCGTGAAGTCGTAGCTGAATTAAATATCACAGTCGATCAAGAAACCCCTGGCAGGCTCATTATTGAAACTGGGCCAACGGATGACTGGAAAGTTGGGGATCATGTCTGGGATGTTTACTTCTATTTAAATAACGGCGATGTATTTCCAATGCCAGAAAAAGGCGTATGCAAATGGACCGTTGATGAGCGAATCTCATAGTGGAGCTTAAAAATTATGAAGTCTGGAGCTCAGAAAGTAGTTGTAAAAAATAGCTCATTAAGAGTTAAGGCAAGTTCCCCCAGCAATAAAGCCACGATGAAAATGCCAATCAAGGTTGTTCACGTGAATGAAGCTGGGCGTCAAGGACCTAAGGGCGATCCTGGATTATCTATTGAAGAAATCGATCAGCGTATAGATGAAAAACTCAATGAAAACAAAATACTGTTTAGGGATTTAGCGGGAAATATTTATGGTATAGATTCTTGATATTATTTTGAAAGACGAACTACACCCGAGTTTAGCGATCAATGCTGAAAATCAACTTCAAGTTAATGTCGATAATGACACGATCAAGATAAAACCAAATGGATCAATTTCATTAAGTTTTGAATCACAGCAGTTCATCAATGCAGTAAAAGCAAATCAGTCATTAACAGCAATGTCGTCAAGAATTGATGCTGAGACTGGTGCGCGATATATCACATACATCAACGAGAATGGTCAGACGACTGAGATAAATTTTACCGCACTTGTAAATGATATCCATGTTAATGGCGGAACGGTTGAAGGGAAGGTGCTAATTTTAACGGACACCGCAGGTGATCAGGTTCGAATTGATTTAACTCAATTTATGAGTGAAGTGGAAGTTAGAGCTTTGATTAAAAGTATGTTTACAGTTGCCTTAAGAAATTTAAAAGGTGAGATAAAGGGGTGGATTTTGCCTTATGAGTCAGAACAACCTGCTGCAGATGCCGAGTGAATTTAAAGTACCTGAGCTAAATGAATTTTCAGATGATTTTATTTTTTATAACAATCAACTTTATGTCGATTGGAATAAAGCGGGGAACGTACTTAAATCAGCAAATGGAAGCCCGCGAGTAGTTTATGAAGGTGAAGTAGTTGCTGATGAGACAGATGCATTTTTTACCATCAATATACCAGAAGGTGTCTTCGCCGAACCTCCTAAGATTTTAATCACTGGCTTTGCTTTAAATCCCGAAACAAACACCGCCGTTGGTAATGCAGCTTTCGCTTGCTTATTTCCTACCAGTATTACAACTACACGTGCCAGAGGGCGAGCCAAGACCGCAAACGCGGCAGGACTCTTGGCAGCAATGGTACTCACAAATGCAGTCGGGGCGATTATTCAATTCGTCGCGATTGGAAAACCATACATAGGAGGACAACATGCACTTGCCGCCTGATGATACTCAATTCTTTTCAGATTATTATCGAAGTCAGATAGGTGAACACTATTATTTGAAGGAAGAAAATGGCGTTTGGTTTGTTTTTAACTTTCAGCAATGGGTGCCATTGCCTCCACCTGATCAATGGATTTTGGGCTATAAAAAGCCACTATTTGAATTTACTGAATGGGACTATAACCCATTTAATGCTTAACCACCGTAAAGGTGGTTTTTTTATTGCCAAAAAATAGGGGAAGTATGTGGAGCCAGTCTCTAGCAGTATTGCTGCATTTTTAAAGTTTTATGGAATGATGATTGTCACGACTTTGGCGATCTTAATGGTTGCGACCGTTGTGCTCATGATGCGTATGCCACGATCACCACAAGAATGGGTTACTGGCCTAATCTGTACAGTGGTTTCAAGTTTGGCAGGTGGCGCATTCATTATTGTTAAATTTGGCTTGCACCAATGGGTGACAGACATTTGGGGAATGATTGCATTAGGCGGTTTTTTCTTTGCCTGTGGTTTACCTGGTTGGGCTTTAGTTCGTTGGGTGTTTAATTTTATCGATCAGCGCGAAGGTCGAACACTGATTGAAATCATTCGTGAAGTTAAAGGTGAGTATAAAAATGTCAAAAAAGATAACGACAGCCCAAATTTATGAACAAGCACTAAATCTTGGTATTGAATACGCAGCATTACGCGCGGTCATTGAAGTTGAGTGCAAGGGCAGTGGTTTTAATGCTGACGGTACACCAGTGATTCTATTTGAGCGTCATGTATTTCGGCAGCGATTGATCGCAAATGGTCAAGCTACAATTGCAGATACAGCTATGCGTAAACGACCAGATCTATGCAACAAAACAGCAGGCGGATATGGCGTGTACTCAGCACAGCATGGCCGTTTAAATGCCGCAGCTCAGTATCACCGTGATTCTGCATTGGAGTCTGCATCATGGGGCTTAGGTCAAGTGATGGGTTATCACTGGAAAGCTTTAGGTTATTCAACACTGCAATCATTCATCAATGCTATGTACAAAGACGAAGCATCACAACTTGATGCTATGTGCCGATACATTAAAGTAAATAATCTTACCAGCGCTTTAAAGAACAAAGACTGGGAGGCTTTTGCACGTGGCTACAATGGTCCAGCTTATGCAAAAAACAGTTATGACATTAAACTTGCAAATGCATATAAGAAGTGGGGTGGTCAGTGATTAAGACAACAATCCAAACGTTTTTAGCCAAATTTTATAAAGCCGTCATCATTGCTCTGACGGCTTTTTTTATTACTTGCGCTCATCGGCTTTGGTGTGCAGACATGGCGTGTTTCAAGTTGGCAGGACGATTACGCACTACTTGATTCGAAATACCAAACAGATCTGGCCAAGGCTGAAGCATTAACCGAAAAAGCGAAAGCGGATGCCATTGCTGCAGAAAAGAAATGGTCTGAAAAGCTATTAAAAGCGGAGATCCAACACAGTGAAGATATCAAACAAATCATTGCTGATAGCAATGGCGCTAAGTCCGCTATTGATCGGCTGTCAAAGCAAATCGATACAGCCTCAAATCGTATGTCCACAGCTACCCGAGAAACCATCATTGAGTACGCCAGTGCCAGCGGTGTCGTACTCGAAAATGCGTCAATGAATATCGAACAGTGGCGCAACGAGCTGATGAACACGCAGCTGATGCAAAACGATTAAGTGATACATAGCCATAATAAAAAGCCCTCAAGTGAGGGCTTCTAAAATCAATATTTATTTTCTTTCCAAAATGATATTGCCAAGTCCATACTGATCTGAATCGAAATAAAGCTTAGCGATGTAATTTTTTTCATTTAACGTTAAGTAATCTTTCAAAACATTTATGAATTTTTCTTTCGATACTGTTGTAGGTGTCATATCAGCTAGAGTGCCTGAAACAATATCAGGTATTCTATTAAAATGATCTAATTCAGGTTTTCCATTATCTATATGGTTAAAGAAACCTAAATGGTTTTTTTTAGGGGATAAAGAGTGGTAGCTTGCATTAATTAACGTGAAAATTAATGGTGATGATAAATTGGATTTATTAAATGTGAGTAAGGCATCTCGATCTGAGACCCAAAATAATTTTAGATCTTTTTTTTGATGCGCAGTAGAAATTAAAGTAAAAATAGATGTTACGGCTGCATTAACAATTTCAATGTCACGAAAAATTGATAAGTTTATTGATTTGCTATGGAACTTTCTTTGAATATTTTTTAGATCATCAACTATCCTAGATTTATCTGTACTGTTAGCAAGGGGCAACATGCTTGCTCTATGATAGTATTTCTCAAGAGATTCATATCTCATTTTCAAAAAAGTTACTTCATCGAATCCATAGGCTTTAATAAAGTTTCTATTATCCGGCAGTGAAAAAGATACATTAAATATGGGTAATAGTGAGATAAATTTTAAAAATGCAGGATTAATTGAAGATGACTTTTTAATATCCTTGCTTTGCAATACCTTTAAGACTTTACCAATATTTATGAAGTCTTCTTTCTCTTGAAGTGCCACAATTGAGAAAGTCATTATGTTGCTAGGTTTATTTTTATCATCTAAACAGTAATCGCTAAATACAAACCATGCAGAAACCTCATTATTTTTCTTAATAAATGAGTTTAAGTGTTCGGATTTAACTAAATTTTGATAAATATCAATCATTATATATGGATGCATTAAGTGATTGAGATGATCGTTTTTAGTAGGATCAAAAGATAGTGATTTATATTTCATCTAATTATGCTCTTTTAATGTGTTTATCATCAATTAGATACTGCCCAAAACTATCCATCCATCCTTGAATTGAATCATCCCATAAGTATGTACGTGTCTTTAACTTCTTAACGATCGTAAGGTCTTTCACAGCAAAATGCGTACTGCCTTCGGGCATTTCATCCCAGTCTACTTTTCCATTTTCAATGAACCAATCTTCCCAGGCTAATTGAATGTCATGGGCAACAAAACGATTATTTTCATTATCCCAAGCAAATGGATTGTTGCTATTCAGCTTATTCACATGCAGGCGTTTAAAGTATTTATTGTTCTGGTGAATCTCAATAAATACATCTAAATGTTTTTTAATGAAATCAAATTCGACATTAATTACGCCGTCATCTTCAAAAGCATCGTTTTTATCCACCAATGCCATATAGCGCTGTTTCTTACTCCATTCCTTGTAATAGCTATTATAGTTTTCCTCAGCAACACGGATCGCTTCCTCAAACTCTAACCGGGTACCACGTTTTTTTAAGTTCACATACCGCTTTAAGGTATTCCATGATTCATGCAGGGTAATGGTCTGCAATTGTGGAATAGTAAAACCATCCTCAGCATAACGTGTGGCAGCTTCATGGCGTAGATCGTGAAATCTTAAGTCAGCAATACCGCACGCATTACATGCCCGGGTAAAGTAAGTCGACACGGTTGCAGTATTTACCGGTATTAAAATGTTTTTGTCATAACCCAAGGAAAGCATACGTTCACGTACTTCAGGCTTCATAAATTCATCAATCATATTGATGGCCCTTGGTTCCATGTGAGCATACTTATGATTGCCCAGGGATCCGTTTGGATTTTTAGCATCACGCACTAGCCATTGACTATTCAAGTCGTCATAGTCATCCAAGCGCAGTGAGCACAATTCATCTTCTCGGCGTGCGGTGTATACAGCAAACCACATGATTAAGTGCATAGGTGTTGAATTCTTGACGCGCTTCCAGCTTTTATAAAAATAGTTGGTCAGCATTTGAAGCTCTTCAGCCGTTGGCAAACGATCACGCTGTTTAGATCGAGTCACAATCCGAGACTTTTGCAAACCGATCATAGCTTTTTCAAATTCCACCAGGACAGTTTCTAAAGGTTCACCCCAAACAAATTCAGCGTGCACGATAACCGCTTTGATATGGCTAAGGTCCTTAAGTACCGTTGCAGGTGCAACTCCATCAGTGCCTTTAACTGGATCACCTTTACGACGCATAATGGCGTAATCAGAAAAGTCTTGTCGCGTTAAAGAATAGATATTCTTTTCAGAAATATCTAAACTAGCGATATGCTGTAGTGCTCCTGTTTTTGTCCTGGCAAAACTGTCCGCTTCATCCAAATACTGAAATATGAATTCTCTGAGGGTTTTATGCTTAAGTTGCACCTCAGGGTTCAACATTTTTTCAGGGTGCAATTCGATTTCTGCTTCCGTGCGTTTGATCCACTCTTCAGCCAATGATTTTTTGCTGAAGGTCTTGGATTGCTTGAATTCAGGGTAGCCTTGACGTTGTACACGGACTTGAGCTCTATACCGAGTTGTACCGTCTTTTGTTTGTCGCTTAGTGACCGTGCCCAT